TACTCAAATACATCTTCGCCGTTGTAACTAGAAATTCCGTATTGTGTGTAGCAGTTAAGAATAACCAAACGACCATTCATACCTACAGTATAGGATCCTAGTTTACCTGGATCGCCTTTGATAGTTTCGTCGTCTGCTATTTTAGCATCTGGAAATTGCTGTGCAATCTGTGCCGCAATGCCAGCACCCATTACTGTAAAACAATTACAGCCATGCATAATAATATCGAATTCATTGTTCTTGCCCATTTCGAGCAAATCACCTTTAACTGTTTTCATTCTTATGTTCCTTTGTTAGTTCTGCTATCAATAAAAATCTTTCATATGCCTTACGCACACTAGGATTTTCTAGTAATTTTTCTGCTTCTTCACTCATTGCCTTAACGGCCGCCTCTGCCGCTTCTCTAGCACTAGGCCATTCTAGTGTACGAGCCTCTGGACCAAACACTTTAATCAAATGGTTCCAAGCATCGATTTGTTCTTGCGTCATAGGAGCAGACTTTGGACGCATATCGCTTGCTTCCATAAGTTTACGACTAATAACATCTTCGGCTACACGCCCGGCCGCAACCATTGGAGCGTAAGCAGGGTCGATATTATAACGGCGAAGGCTACCACCTGGATAAGACTGAACCAAATGAGTACCTTTAGGAAAAGCATCGCAGAACTCACTTGAGTACGTACTGTGTGGAACATAGCGGCGTCCTTTTTTAATATAAAATGTTATTTCTTTTGTCATACTGCATCTTCGATTCCAAAATTTACATCATGTAAACATTTGGCCGCATCATCATAACCGTTATTGATTAGAGTTTGAATGTTATCCTTAATAACCAAATCACACAACCTTTGTGCTCGTTTGGCAATCTCAGGTGCCGCATAGTCTGCTTCCTGCATTAGTTCTTTTATACGCACATTCATACTGTTTCCAATTCCTTAACGTGTTTGCAATCTCCACGGAAAGTGAATCCTGGACAAGTGCATGTATGTTCTTCTGTATTAACTGTGTAAAATGTATTAGGTTTAGAACCTTGTACCTTTTTGATCCACGGCATTAGTTCTTCTTTCTTTGGAGCTTTGAATGGATTAGTTTTGAGTTCTTCAAACTTACGTCCACTCTTGCTAAATCCTTTGATACCATTTTTAAAATAGTATGGTTTGGTTTCACCAGCTTTAATATAAGCTACCAAAGTAGTACCATCCAACAAATAAATGTGTGCGGGAAAATCACCGCCTGTAGTTTCTTTGAGTGCTTGCATAGTTAACCTGAATGTTGTTTAACAATGTAACTATTATAGCAGACTTCTGGTTGTGTGTCAATCGTAAAAATGGGCCCGAAGGCCCATTTGGTTAAGTTGGGTGACAAGGATCAACCAATCCTCGCAAGGGCGGTTTCTTAGGCCGCTAATTCGAATGATTCGTCATTTAAGGCGAAATCAACTTCGAAAAACTTGAAAGTAGATGTTTTTGCATTTACTAATTTTGCTTGATTTACAGTCATCGCCTACTGTGCTGTCCATTAATTTACTCTTTGCCCAATCGAATGCCGGTACACCCCCACCTAAGCACACTACCCAATATACTTAGGTGGAGGTGAGGGGATTCGAACCCCTGTCTTGAACACTTTTCTCGTCACTTCATACAGCAATAATTTTCCTACCTTTAGTATAACCTAAAGATAGAAACTTGTCAAGATCATCTTTACTGATCTTTTTATTACCCAACTCACTATGTGTAACCCAACAGGTTCCATATTGTGAATTTTTATTACCTTGTCCTCTACCTGTTTCTTTCCAAGTAGCTTTCTTCTTAGCAATAGCATCTGGGCTATTAGCTTTGATACTGTTAGCTTTTAATATTTCCGGTGAGCGTGTCCAATCGTATTGTTTCTGCCATTCCGGATCTTTAAAAGGATTAGTATCTCTACTAGAAGTTTTTACACCGCCTTGACTACTAGTCTTACGCTTTTGTTCTGGATTAGAATTTACATGGTACCAAGATCCGGTACCGCCTGTTTTCATATTGTAAGTATCGGATCTTTTAACAAAATCTTCATTTACAATATCTGCTTCTAACTCATACATCTCTTCTGGAGAGTTACATATCTTAATATATTCTCTCTTAAAGTTTTCCTTGCCGTATTTCTTAACTGCCGATTTAAGTTGAGATCCACTTCCTAGATAATCGTCTTCTAGATTACTAGTTACATGAAGCCCAACATAAATCTTGCTGTTAATAAGATTAGTTGTTTTATAGACTGTGTAGAACATATTATTATTTATGTTCGATTCGCGAGTCGAACCCACGTCCGAGATACCTTCGCTTTGAAGGGATTACAACAATTCATTGACCGTCTGGAAATTTATCATGCCAGTCCATAATCCACCAAATGGCGAATCCAATAACAGCGCACATAATTAACCAGAACAGTATATTCATACTGTATTTAAACATAATCTGGGATTTTAATCAAGTTTTTTGGTAAAATGTTAATAAATACATTTGTCAAAAGCCGGGAGCGAATCGATGGGTGACATATTCAAAATCATAGGGGACCTTGGGTTCCCAGTAGCGGCCGCATTAGCCGGTGGCTATTTCGTATATCTAACAATCAGACTACTTTTGCAGGGTGTTTTAGGCTCTGTAAAAGGTATGGCTGGTATCATTACTGCCTTAGATAATCGCGTAAAAACAATGAATCATGACGTAGTACGTATCGATACTATTGTATCAAACGCACTCGGGTTAAGACCAGACGTTGACCGTATTGCTCGTGCAGACGGTAAAAATGATGCAAGACGTGATTAATTGAAAAGGAATTTTAAAATGTTTTATATGGATTATAATTGGGACCTAAGCCCAAGCGGTATAATCTTAGATGAAGAATTAGACATAGATAAGTTAGGATGGAAGGGCGGAGATTTATTCGAAGTTACCAATATTAACGGAAAAGCTATGCTACGTAAAATAGACCCAGTTAGAGCTTTTGCCAAGGGCTATAAAATTAATTTTAACGGAGAACAATAAATGGCATTACTAGATTCAGTTCTAAATATGATCAACAAAACACCAAAAGATCCGGACGCACCAAAGCCACCAGTTGGCTCACGTAGCGAACGTGAAGCAAAAATCAAAGACAAAGCAGGTATGGTAATCAACGTGTTTGCTCTATGTCTAGCAGTAAACGCATGGTATGGTGGTAAGTTAGGCAGTACAGTATTGAACAATACTATCAAAGCCAACGACACTTACAGTTTCTATCAAGCTAAGTCAATCAAACAAAGCCTAGCAGAACAAAACTTGTACGAAGCACAACACAATGGTGATAAAGCTCGTGCGGCTGACATGGCGGCTAAAATTGATCGTTATGAAAATGAACCAGGCGAAGGCAAGAAAGATTTAATGGCCAAAGCTAAGAAATTAGAAGCAGAACGCGATGATGCTAAAACACGTAGCCCATGGATTGGTTATGCTTCAACTGCTTATCAAATGGCCATCGTTGTATTGTCAGCAAGTATTCTAGCTGTTAGCATGATGTTGTTCTGGAGTAGTTTTGTTGTAGCAGGATTTGGTCTACTACTAAGCCTCCAAGGCGTATTTTTATTCTTCTAAGGAGAAGATATGGGCGATATAGCAGAGTTAGTTAATAAGTACGGATTCCCAATTGTTATGGCAGTTGGGATGGGCTTCATCATCAATTATGTTTGGAAATGGGCGACTGAAGAAGTTAAGCCTGTTATCAGCGATGCCAATACCGTGCTTATTGCACTGATAGATCGCATTCGTATGTTAGACAACGATTTGATTCGTCTTAACCAAAAAGTTAATACTGTGTTAACTATTCGTGGTAAGATGATTGAATCAGATCGTGTTATGGAAACCGCCATTGTAGAAGCACAAGCAAATGCCAAGTTCCACGATGCTATGGACGAAGCAGATGCTATTGGCAAGAAGAAGACACCGGATGATAAAGAAGCCGCAAGCGGCAACGGATAAGAATTCACCTTAGGACCGGTACTAGTTACCGAAAGTGAATAGGCGGCCACTGCCTTAGAACAACTGATTCGCTACCGGAAGTTCTTAAAAGTGGCATTTTTGTGGGCTAAATATTTTTATGATTACGTTCACATCTAACGATTTCGTATCCCCAGCAGTTATCACAACACCGATACGAGACGATTATTTTAGCCAATATAATATTCAGCATTTTGATAACGACGGGTTTCAACTTAATCGTTTAGAGCAGATGTATTATACTGCGCATGGCATACGCATCGAAGAATGCTTAGGCGTGTATGGTGCGCACTATCAGTGGGCTAGTATAAACAATCCTAGTTACATCCTTGATCATAGTATGATCCTTACTAGATGTACTTACGCCGGACAAGCATTAGAACAATTAACAGAACACAGCAAACAATATCCGTATCTTAGAAAATACCTAACAATGAAGCCAAAGTGGGGTTTAGATTTTGCATTAGAATATTTTGATGAAGATTCGTATATAGAAGTAATACACATAGAACAAGATTACGACACATATGAAAAAGCACAACAAGCTAAAACACAATTTGAACGTAGAATTTTATCTACAAACTGGACTAGTTTTACCCGAGATATTATCAAAAAACGTGCCGAATGGGAACAACTACAAGGCATGGCTAGAAACGACTGGAAAGCAAGGGAATGGGGGCTCTCTAAAGCCGAAACTACCCTGAAAGCTTTCTGATAAATATTGATATGAGAGCCCAAGAATTTATAACTGAAAACTTTGCAGATGGACGTCATCCAGAAGACAAAGGCGATAGTAAACGCTATCATGTTCCTACTAAGGCAAGTGTAAGCACACTACGCAAAGTAGCACATCAAGGCGGTCGTAAAGGACAGCTTGCTCATTGGATGGCCAATATGAAAGCA